AACTGATTATAATTATCCAGATCCACAAAAAAAGGTGATTCAGGAGATTATGCACGATGATATTTCACCAAAAAGACATCATTTAAAAGAACAATCGGAATTACACCAAAAAATCAGAAATGATGATGATTATGATGACTGGGAATATGGTACAGAACCAAATTATGGGGTAACTGGGGCATAAATAAAAAGAAGACTTGAGACATTTCAGTGGTACAAAGGATATCTCGACAGTTTAAGGACATTAGTTTGTCCTTTGATATGCATCCTGTGACACGAGATATCCTTGTGCTTAAGAATGAAGATGCGATTAAACGTTCAATTCGTAATATTGTTCAAACATTACCTGGCGAAAGGTTTTTTAATAACACAATTGGGTCAAATTTAACAACTAGTTTGTTTGATTTTGTAGATTACGGTACTGCGACCACTGTTGAGACTCAAATTTATAACTCCGTTGTAAATTACGAACCTAGAGCTGATAATGTTCGTGTTGAAGTCAGTCCAAGATACGATGAAAACGCTTTTGATATTACAGTTTACTTTGATATTATAGGACAAGACTTCCCTCAGCAAGAATTTAACTACATTTTAGAGGCAACCAGAAGATAACATGCCTTTTACAAAATTTACTAATCTAGATTTCGATCAAATAAAAACATCCATCAAGGATTATCTCCGTGCAAACTCTACATTCACGGATTTTGACTTTGAGGGATCAAATTTTTCTGTCCTGATCGATACGTTAGCATATAATACATATATCACTGCTTTCAATTCAAATATGATCGTCAATGAGTCTTTCTTAGACTCAGCGACTCTTCGTGAAAATGTTGTAGCATTAGCGCGTAATGTTGGTTATGTACCCCGCTCAAAAAAGGCAGCAACGGCGAGAATATCATTTAATATAGCAACTACCACCACATCACCTCAGATCACCCTTAAAGCGGGTCTGGTGTGCATTGGGGGTGATGGTCAATCGAGTCCATATATCTTTTCAGTTCCAGAAGATATCACAGTTAGTGTAACAAATGGATCTGCGTCCTTTGAAAATGTAACCATCTATCAGGGTGTATTTTTAAATAAAACGTTTACTGCAGATACATCACTCAATCAAAGATTCGTACTCGATAATTCTGGTATTGATGCTAGCACTATTAGAGTAAAAGTTGGAAGTAGAACATATAGTGCAGTTGATAACTTATTTGAAATTGATAAAACCTCTGAAATCTTCTTAATTCAAGAAGTAACTGATGAGAAATATGAGTTGTTGTTTGGTGATGATGTCTTCGGTAAGAAAGTAGAAAATGGAACTACTATCAAAGCAAGTTATATCATTACTGATGGTGAAGATGGTAATGGTCCAAGAGTCTTCACCTTCTCTGGAACGATTGTAGATTCCAATGGAATAACGATTGATCCTTCCAGTACAGTAACTGTAACAACCGTTGATTCGTCCAAGGGAGGCGCTTCAATCGAGTCAATTGACTCCGTTAAGTACTTTGCCCCAAGAGTGTACTCTTCGCAGTACCGGGCGGTCACAGCGAGGGATTACGAATCGATTATTCAGCAAGTATACCCCAATACTGAGTCTGTTTCAATTGTTGGTGGAGAAGAGTTAGACCCACCTCAATTTGGAACAGTATTGATCAGTATTAAACCAAAAAATGGTACGTCAATTTCTGACTTTACAAAGACTAGTATTCTAAATGATTTGAAAAAATATTCTGTAGCAGGAATAAATCAAAAAATTATAGACCTTAAATTACTTTATGTTGAGATTGATAGTACAGTTTACTACAATTCTTCGGCGGTTGCTAACATTGAGAATCTAAGGACGAATGTTATTAACACACTAACACAATATTCAGATTCTGTTGATTTTAATAAGTTTGGTGGAAGATTCAAATATAGTAAGGTTGTTCAGGTTATTGATAATGTTGATACATCAATTACCTCAAACATTACTAAGGTTAAGATTAGACGTAATTTGAATGCTGTACTGAATACTTTTGCACAATATGAAATCTGTTTTGGTAATCGATTCCATAAGAATCCTATAGGATATAATATCAAGAGTACTGGATTTAAGATTGCTGGAGAAAATGATACTGTATATTTCTCAGATGTTCCTGTTGAAGGTAGTGATATTGGAGTTCTTTCTATTGTTAAACCAACTTCAACACCAGGACAATATCAGATTGTTAAAAAATCTATAGGATCTGTTGATTATGTAAAGGGCGAAGTACTTGTTAATACCATTAATATTACATCAACGTCACTTCCAGATGGAGTCATTGAAATACAGGCATTCCCAGAATCTAATGATGTTGTTGGACTCAAGGACTTGTATCTAGTATTTGATATCTCAAAAAGCACCATAAATATGAAGAAGGATACAATCTCTTCTGGAGAGCAAATATCAGGTATCAATTTTGACTCCACATCAAGTTATTCAAACGGAACGTTAACGAGGTAATATGGTCACGACTGGTTTTGATTCTAGAGTTAAGATTCAGCAAATAATTGAAAATCAGTTACCAGAGTTTGTTATATCAGAAACACCCAAAGCGGTGGAATTCCTAAAGCAATATTATATTTCTCAAGAATTCCAGGGTGGTCCTATTGATATTGCAGAGAATCTAGATCAATATAAAAAATTAAACAACTTAAATCCTGATGTAATATCTGGCGTATCTACTGTTTCTGCACAGATAGGAACAAGTGATACTGAGATTTACGTAGATAATACAAAGGGATTTCCACCTCAGTATGGTTTGGTGAAGATTGATGATGAGATTATCACTTATACTGGTATTACAACAAATTCATTTACTGGATGTGTAAGAGGATTTAGTGGTATTACCTCTTATCGTAGTGCATTAAATCCTGAAGAACTAGAATTCTCATCAACCAATGCAGGTACGCACTCTGTAGGAAGCGTAGCTCAAAACCTAAGTGCATTATTTTTAAAGGAGTTCTATAGAAAGTTAAAACAATCATTAGCTCCTGGATTTGAAGATCTTGATTTTGTAGAAAATTTAGATTTAAATAATTTCCTTAAAGAAATTAGAACTTTCTATCAAACAAAGGGAACATCAGAATCATTTAGAATTCTTTATAATGTTCTCTATGGATTAGATCCAACTATTTTAAATCTGAAAGAATTCTTAGTTAGATCATCTGATGCAGAGTTTATTAGAAGAGAAGTTCTTGTAGCTGAATTAATCTCTGGAAGTAATCCAAATAACCTTGTTGGTCAGGTTATCAATAATAATGATAATACTGCATCAGCACCTGTTTCTGAAGTAGAGATTATAACAAGAAATAATAAGACTCTTTATAAGATTCAACTATTTGCTGGATATGATGAAAAGAGTTTGATTGAAGGTACTTTTGAAATTACTCCGAAAACTAAAGTAGTAGAGAAAGTTTTATCGACAGACACTGTAATCACGGTTGATTCTACAGTAGGATTTGATTCTTCTGGAACAATAACTGTAGGATCAGACACCATAACTTATACTGATAAGAGCGTTAATCAGTTCTTCGGTTGCAGTGGAATTACATCCACCATCGATCCTGGATCAGATTTAAGATCTGATAAGATCATTTATGGATATGAGAATGGTGATACCACTAAAAAAGTGGAGTTGAGAATTACAGGTGTCTTATCAGAGTTAGAAAATCAAAATGATATCTATTTCAGATCAGTTGGTGATGTTATTTCTGTAAAAAATATTGGTAAAAAGATAGAAAATCCATCTAATGGTAAAACATACAAGGAGTTACTCTTCAACTCATGGATTTATAATACATCTTCAAGATATGAAGTAGAATCATTTATAGGAAATCAAGTTATTTTACATGAAACGCCAGACAAGTCAAGTTTGAAGGTCGGTGATTCTGTTAATGTTTTAGACAGAAATTCCGAAAATATTATTATAGAGGATGCTATAGTAACTTCTATTACAAATAGACCTGATCTAGCACTCCCTAGAGTCGTTTTATTAAACAAAAGTATTACTGGAATAAATTCAAATAGAAAAATTAGTATAAGAAGAAACATAGAAAATGCTTCTTCTGTTAATGTTTCATTAAAATATCCAAAAATTACAGCAAACGTTCAGAATACCTATGAAGAAAATTCAAAATATATTCATGTAGCATCTAATTCTCTACCAGATTATAGTGTAACGAAAGACATTGTTTCAAAAACTCTTTCTATTACTGCATCGTCAAATTTAAATAATATTTTCTCTGGTACTGAGATTGATACAAATGGTATAACCAAGTACACTATACTTTCTTTTTCAACCGCAGTTCCATTCATTACTGGAGATGCAGTTGTTTACAGTGGTTCTTCATCAGAAATTAGTGGATTAACATTTGGTCAAACTTACTACGTTGAAGTTCTAGACCCCACAAATCCTGGTGATATAAAAAATAAGATAAGATTATATAACGCTAGATCTTTTATTGGAAGTAATAATTATGTGAAATTCCAATCCTCTTCTACTGTAGCTGATCATGTTTTTACACTAGAAGAACAAACTGGCGATAAGAAACTTGCTCCCAAAAAATTATTAAGAAAAATTTCATTAGTTCAAAATATTCAATCTGGAACTGGAGAAGAAACAAAACCAGGACCAACTGGAATGTTGATCAATGGTGTTGAAATTATAAATTATAAATCAAATGATAAAATTTATTATGGTCCACTATCCAACGTCAACATTATAAATTCTGGTTCAGATTATGATGTTTTAAGTCCACCAACAGTAGTAATATCAAATCCTACAGTGGGTCTTGGTACAACTGCTTTAGTCGATTTAGTTGTTCGTGGTAACTTAAAAGAAGTCATTGTAGATCCAAATGAAGTAGATGTTAACAGAGTTGTTTCTGCATCAATCTCTGGTGGTAATGGGTCAGGAGCAATTTTAGAACCATATGTTGAGGAAAGATTCAGAGAAATCAGTTTCAACGCCCAAACTACTACTTTTGGCGGTGGAGTGAATATATCAGATGATGTTATAGCATTTTTATCGTTCCATAACCTTCAGGATGGGACACCTATTGTCTATAATAGAAATGGAAATGAACCACTAGGTATTGGAACATTTGGTGCTTCAAACACAGATCAGGGTAGATATTTGTCCAATGGTTCAGTATACTACCCAGAAATTGTTAATACAAGCACCATTAAACTTTATAATACAATATCAGATTTAAATTCTGGTATTAATACTATTGGATTTACTACAGCTAACGCTGGAGGTATTCACAAATTTAGACTTTTAGATAGTAAGAATATTCTAAGTTCTATACAAGTTGTTAGTGGTGGATCTGGATATGAAAATAGGTCTTTAAAAATTAAACCAACTGGTATATCGACAGTATTCAATTCGATAACTTTTGATAATCATGGATTTAAGAATGGAGATTTGATCAATTATAGAACTGCTGTTGGATTTGGATATACTTATACAGAAAGTATTTCAGGT